GAACTGATATGAATGGAGTTTGTCATGCGACCTCTTGCCGCTGACTTGTCCTCAAAGTTGACAGGATCGGGGGTTAAAGATGAAGTGGTCCGACTATAGTCTTTACCTTCTTCAACGGAAGCAACTGCGGGGTCGCTTAACTCGTCCACTAAAACCTCAACTAATGTAGCTTTTGGTCCTGGACCCTTCTTAATAGCGGAAGTGACCGGAGTTGCTTCCGGTTCCAAGATCGTTAAAACATCTCTTAGGTCTTCCCTATTACCTAATTTTGCACCCAAGTCTTGGGTTGCTGGGCTTTCTGCCGCAGCGGTTGTATATGTATTAGCTAGTGCCATTTGAATTTCCTATTTTCGTTATCTACTTGCGAACATTTGTGCTAATGCTTCAGTGGATCCCGATTGTTGGAAATTGGTCCGAGCTTCATCGTACCTGGCAGCGTTTTTATCTGCTACCGGAGCAGGTGCTTTCGCGGGACGGGTTGCAACCTTGGGCGGGGTTTTAGACTTAGTCTTAGGTTTCGGTTTCTTAGCCGATTCCATTTGCCGTTGATATTCGTTAACTCCCATCAAGTAGAAAGCTACTGTCGCTTTCCAGTTAGGGAGTTCCCTAATCATAGGGGCATCGCGAAGAACCGACATTGCGGCTTGGTATTCGGAAGTTGATTTATCCTTCCACCAGGGGAATGCTTTTTCAGCTATACCTGTTTGCTCCTGTTCAGTCTTTATAAACTCTTCCCTTGCAGGAAGGTGTTCTTCCAAGTCTTCTTGAGCTTTCAGTTCTAACTCAGCAATCTGTTCAGGACCGTAGTCCCTCTCAGTCCCATTAACCGTAACTGTCGTTCCATCACGGTGCCGTCTGCACCATGCCCGAAGTTCTCTTGCTTTCCCTTTTGCTTCTTTGAGTTCTTTTAGAGTCCTAATATTTGCATGGGGGTTGCTTGATGTTACCTGGGCCGGCTTTTCAGCTTGGTCGCGGTAGTCATCCAGTTCCGTTTGGGCAGCTTCTAACTGTTCCTCTGCTTCCCTGGCACGTTCCTCCGCTTCCTTGGCTCGGGCAGTCAAACGACCTATGCGCTTATCAATCTTCTTCTGAACTCCAGCAGAAAGTTCCTGCGTTTCGTCCTCCGAATCGTCTTCAGATTCTTCCTCAGATTCCTCCTCGGTTTCCTCTTCCAACACATCCTGCTCACTAACTTCCTCCTCAGATTCCGTATCGTCAGCATCCGTTACCTCAACCTCTGCCTGTTCACTTTCAGCTTCAGTTTCGGTGACAACCTCAGTGTTTCCCATTAGGGCTTGGGTAAGGTCATCTAACCCAATTGCCGCAGATTCGTTTACCGCTTCCGGTTGGGTGTCCGCTCCACCCGATCCTGTATTTTTTGCCATGCTGTTAACCTTGCAAGTAAGGTGATTTGTCCGATTGTTTTTTATAGGGAGACAAAAGAAAAACCCGTGCAGCAATAACTACACGGGTCGATTAGGTGGCAGCAAAGAGGGTCAGTGAGAACTACCCTAATTCTATATGATGAAAGGTTATCTAAGCATCTTTAGACTTATAGTCGCTAATGATTTGATCTATGCGTTTGTTAAGTTGATCAAGCGCATCCACCCCGCCGGCATCATGTGCCAGCATACCGTGATGCTCAGAGGTAGACGGGTTGCTCATGTGTAGTATGAGTTCCTCTCTCACGCTTATGATTAACTGCCGCACCTGGTCGAAGCGCGGATCCATCAAGATTAAAGCAAGATCGTCGGTCACGCTCCTAACCTCCCGATTTGGGCATTCTGGGCTTGATCAAGCTGATGCTGGTGCTGTTGTCTACGCTTATCAATGTTATCCTTGAACTGAGGATCTTCCATGTAACGCTTCGCAGCCGCACCGTTATTGGACATAATTTCATCCAACACCTGCAACCTGAGTCCATGCGCTTGCCCTGGTTTAATGTCATCCTCCATGCCGGCAAATATCTTGGCAAAGGAGGTCTTTTCATCGTCAATCTGCATCTGATCTGCGGATTCAGCGGGTCGAAGCAACCGTTCCCCGAGGATTGGGTCCAGGTAGCTGAACACAACACTCATCAACTCGGTGCGGTCAACAATGCCGTTGATATCAAACTCTCCGACAATAACCTTCAGGAGTTCCAGTTTACCCCTAAGCAATTCCTGGTCAGTGTTGGCAACCTGGTAATTAAGGATAATGTCGTATTGCCCCTGGATCTCGTCCCGAGACATGGCAAGTGCTTGAGCTTTGTCGCTACCCACCACCCGCACCATAAACTCTTCTGGTGCATATTGCTGGTAAAGTGCTAAGACCTGCTCAAACACCATCTTCCAGCAGTTTAACCACCGGGAAACCATGTTCTGCTGACGCATCATTGAGTAGGCACGGTTCTCCTGGGAGACGGGTCTGCCGAAATACCGGTCTGCACATTCCCGAATAGAATCTTCAATTTCTCTGCTGCCGAAATCCATGTTTGGTTGATCGGCATACTGATAATCGTCTGACCGCACCCTGGGGATCATTACTCCCGGACCCCACTTAGTTGGGGGTCTGCCAGGTGGATGGAATATAGGTGGTATGGTTGCCAGGTATGACCGGTCCACGCGACCGTCCCACTCCTGCTTAATCTGTCTCTGCCAGGTATAAGCAACCTCACCGTATCCCCGGCTATCGTCCATGCGCCGGCTGAGATACTCTCTGCGGAACAACACAAACGGGTACATGCCGCCATTAGCGTAATCCAGTAGCTCGTAGGTGCCACAAATCTCTTTGCCACTTGCATCAGTCTGACAGTGCGGACTGAACACCGTGTACCAGATCCCAGGAACACCGTAATCATCACTCTTGCGCTCATAACAGTGAATGATTTCGTAGACTTCCTTGGTGTCCATGTACATCCGATTAGACCGCACCCCTGAGCGAGGAGTTAGGTCATCGCGAGTGATAGTAAGAGTCATTCCCTTGGACTTCTCGACAACATTGTCCACCCACTTCTTGTCCCAATCCCTTGAGTTGACTGCATCACGCAATTGTTCCTCAGTCATAAACTCACGGTAGAAACACATTCTCGCTTTCTGTAGCTCGGTGGTGTCCAGGGGCACAAAGAAATCCTCACCCACTCGGAGACTTACCAAAGTAGGACGGTCCATTGTGGTCATCGGCGCGGGATACTTCGCTACACCTTTATTTCGGAGATCAGTGACAATCTTCCGCAACACCTTTTGCCCTGCATCTGGCAGCAGTTGAGTGCCAAGCTCAATAGCTTCAGCTTCCCTGGCAGGGTCCATAATGATTTGAACCGCATCGGCAAACCTAGGTTGCTCCTGCCCGATCAAGCTAATCTGTTCCAGGTCAATCTCCTCATATGTGAGAGTTTGTTCCCTTTCCCAAAACACTCCCATGACCGAGATTCCATTTTCCAGCATGGTGTTCGCACACAATTCAGCTTCAGCGTAAAACTCATCGATTGCATTGTTGCTCGCATATCGAAGTAAGTTTGTAGTCATGTTGGCTTGCTCTGCATCGTTGCTTTCCAGAGGTGCCGCACTGAGTTGCATGTTGCGAAGAGAGGTCATCAGCAGATCCACGTCTTCATTAACGTAGGTGTCTACTAGTGGAACCTTTGCATCACTGCATCCATCAAATGGAACAGGAGTGTATCCCACATTCTGTTTCCATTTCCTGCCATCCCCGGACTGCCCAGCCCAGCGATTGTATCTCGCATCCGAGTTCAACTCGGACCGATTCATGTAATCGTTTGTGCGGATTGCCGCTTCGTTCAACTCTTTAGCGAGTTCACTTATGTTTGCTTTACCTGCCATTAATCTATCCTCACTATTGCCCCCTCCGGGCCAAGGTTAAGCAGTTTCCTAATAGACTCCCTTGTGTACCGATTCTTCTTCCTATTGAAGTTGGCACTCTCAAGCAACCCCATCTGTTTAAGCTCAAGCAACCGATTGTAACTCAAACCGGTTATCCTCTTCGCTTCACCTGCTGATAACGTAAGAGGAAGATCGTTAAACTCCATATTGGTCACCTCCGGTTGCTGACATCATTGCGTCATTCATCGGCATCGGTCCGCGCTTAAACAAATAACGGTCGCAGTCTACTACATCCTTCATCGCTCCGCGCAACCCGTCTCTACCAGTGTACTCCATCAAAGCGTATATGGTCTGTTGACAATCCTCGCTAATGTAATAGCGGGGACAGTTCATCGCATTCACTTCCTCTTCTTCGTTGTAATCCAAGTAGTCGTTGATTAACTGAATCCCTTCCTCAATGTTCGTACCAGGTGCGGGTATGAAAATCATGCTTGGCCCTGTTATATGCCCCTGCTTGTTCACTTGCTCCTCCTCCATTAAGGAGATGATATTTGTACCCTCCTCAATGCTAGGAACATTCGCACTGCCGAACCGAGGATCGATCAATCTTTCGTAGATCTTCTCGGAATTGGAACCTAACCAAGTCCCAATCTCGTCATCATACACCCAACCCTCTGCCTCCAGTATTAATTTTTTGTAGGAAAGAATGCTTTTACCCATGCCGCTAGTCTGGGCAGGACCAGGTGCCCCGTCTGGTTTGTTTCCCGGCAAGGTCCACTCCCCGTAGGTTTTGTAATCGGGCCACTCTCGGTACAAAAATACTCT